CTGTTTCATTACTACAAGGATTACAATCATCTTCACAACATGAACATAGAATACTCTTAATATAGCTTCTTAACTTAGCTTTAACTTCTTCATAGCATATATATACAAATATACTCTCACCTGTATTACCATATTCCTCTAAATGAAAGTAATAAACTCCATCAGAAGACAATGTTACAGTTTGTTCTGTTACAGGCGTATCAAATGTTTGTACTACTTCCCAACTGTTATTTTCATCTAATTTATAAACAGTTGTTGTAAATTGAACAACACTACTTACAAATATTACACTTGTTGGTGTTACTATACTGCCTATTGGTGCGAATGATGTTGCCATTATAATCTATGTGTTTTTTGTTCAACTGATTGTTCTGTCTTTACAGCTTGATAGTTTTCACCTTTAACATTTGCAATTATTCTAGATACAACTGCATCTATTATAGATGGATGAGTTACTTCATTTATGTCAGATGAAATACCATAATCTAAATTTACACGTCTAGGTGTTCTAATATATGTCAAGTTTGCATTACGTATTTTAAAATGTTCACTATGATATATATAAATTTCATTGTTTGAAATAACTGCTAAAGGTGCCGTTGATGATGTATAACTATCATTTAATTGTAAATTAGCTGATAACTCTTTAGTTGTTATCAAACATGGTACATATATAATCTTAGCTATCTTAGAACCATTTGTAAAATTAACATTAGTTTCACTGGCACATGTTATTATATCACCTGTTGTACTTATAGAAGTACCACCTATTGATGTAAAATCATCTCCGGATTGAGCATCTACAATTAAATATGAGCCTATTTTAACTCGTCCTTTTGAAAACTCTCTTAATGATATAGTAGCATTTATAGATTGGTAAGCTAACATATTGTAATTATCAATCATATACAACTCTGAACTTACCCAAGTTGGAAATGCAGTTAAAGGTTGTAATTTGACATTAGTACCAGATAATATAGTATCATTTGTTGTAGCTTTAATAACTACACCTTTTCTTATTTCATTTGTACTATAACCTATACTTTCCCAATTACTATATGTACCTTTTTGTATAACTTTATATGTTACACCTTCAATTATGGATATATCACCACTTGTACTATCTAATATTGATAAATTAGATACTACTTCATCTCCATTACTGGGAGAACCTGGAAATATACCTGTCCAATCAGTACTACCAACTGTTATAAAACGATACCTAGTTTGATGTCTTATCAAACCTGATGTAATAGAACCTGTGGTAAATGAAGGTATTTCAAAAGTAGCAAAGTTACCATCTGTAAAATCTTCATCTGGTAACTTTGGTAAATCAATATTAGTATATAAAGTTCTTAGATTAGTTGATATAGCTTTCATTTCATCTCTAGTGCTAGGCATTAATAAAGATGAACCTATATCATTTACCGCTTTTAATATAAACTCTATACTTATATTGCTTATTAAAGAGTCTTTAACTTCTTTAGGAATTTTGCGATAAGAGTTGGAGTTAAGATGATTAACTCCAACGTCTATCGCAGTATGCATTTGAACAATGTTCATATTACATTATTAAAGGTAATTAGCAAAGAGAGTTTCTAAGTCAGCTATTAGTGTTGCATTTCCACTTTTAGCTGCAATCATAAGATGTTGTGTGAAATTCTCAGCTTTAAACGGGCCTGCTGCTTTACCACTATTAAACTCAATATCGTAAATATGATATGTAGCAGTGGTATCTAAATTGGTAGGAGCATTAAAGAATTGTTCACTTCTATACAATGACTTATGGTCACCTTTATGAGATGATAATTCTTCTTCTAATGCAGCAACATGAGTAGGTGTACCTACACCGCCGTTCCACATTGCATATCCAATATCAGCTACGCCTGCTCCATCTAATGCTGCATTTCCATATTTAGTCGCTAATGTAATAGGTGTATTAGCATCATAATATACACCATCAATAATAGCACCTGATAGATCAGCTTTTGCAGCTTCAATTACATTACCTGCTCCTATTAAATCATCCATTACAAATACACCAAAGTTATTAACAGTAGTGCCTCTAAACTTAATACCATCGTCAGTATTATGTAAGCTAGCAGTTACACTTTGTAAACTATCATTATTAATTTTTGCAATTAATCTATTAAGAACTGTTACAATAGTATCTCCAGTTCTACCAATAGTTGTATAATAACGTTTACGGTCAGTTTGATGAATTGATTTGTCACGATTCTCAATTACAATTGTATATGTATTACCAGCAGCTGGTGTAAAGGATACAGGTTTAGCTTCATCACCAAATGCCATTACTTTAGCAACTGGTGCACTATATGTATTCTTTTTAATATCTACAATATTATTACCATTTAATACAATTACGTCTGGATTAACACTTGAACCATGACTTAGACATACATTAAGCAATGCATTAGGTAATGCATTATTGGAAATACCTGTATCAGGATCGACACTGTTACCTGTTTCAGCGTTAATAAATACGATAGCACCTGCAATTAGATTGTCAACAGTATTTAAACCTGCTACCAAACTATCTTCAACATCTACTCCGTAGTTTTCGTTTGTTACAAAAATATGTTTCATAATTACTTCTTATTTTTACTAGATAACGTTTTATACTTCATTTCATATGAATTGATAGTTTGTGAATTGTCTTCATTCTTAAAGTATTCTATTACCTCTGGAATGGAGTTACCTAATACCAATTCTTTATTAGCTCCATCGACAATAGTTTGAGATGCTGGAAGTTTATATAGTACACCTTTTAAAACATATTTAGCAATGCTAGCTTTCAACTCTAAATCGTTATCACTAGCTGCATCTATTAACCAATCTGGATAATTAGTTGCAATATGTTCAAGTTCTATTATTAATTCATCTTCCAATAACTTATCTACATTGCCTTTAGCTTCTATTAATGAGAATGCCCATATAGCATCACGTAACGTTTCATCCTTACTCATAATTGTAGATTGAGCTTTAATTATACTACGTTTACGCTTAGCTTCAAGTTTAACTTTCTCAATTTGTTCTTCTTCTGTATAAATATAGAATCTTATTTTAGAACTAGAATCTAAATAATCTATTTTATTAGCTACATGAGAATGTTCTAATGCAACTCTATATTTAATATAATCCTCTTTATTAATCGGAGTACCATACAGAATTCGATATTTATAATCAATATTACTTTCAACATAGTCAGCTAATGACTTATCGTCTTTTATACTTTTATGTTTATTTTTTAATTCCTCAATGTACTTTTCTCTTCTTGGATCTGAAAGTGAATACTTATATCCAACTTCTAACTTCAATGTATTATTCACATATATTACTAAGGAACCAAAATATCCTACTAATCTGCTATCCCATGTTGGAGATTGTGCAGAGATACCTAAGAGTTCAGGCATCAAGAGTTCCATAAGAGAATTATCACTCTTTAAAATAGATGTAGATCGCTTACTCTCACCTAGCCGTTCTGGCCCACGAGGTAAGTGTGATGAATTCACCTTTTGAAATTCACTTTCTCTTTGCCTAACTCTTAGCTCCACTTGATTATTAACTTCTATCATAGTCAGTAAGTTATTATATTTTCTTTTATACTATGTTAATTACTATTTTTTATTCACCTTCAAATTCAATTAAGAATGAGGTATATGGATTTTTCATATTAATACCGGCACTCATAATCATTTCATAAGATGCTACATCTTTTTTGGTAGCTGCTCTTGCTACTCCTGAACTTGCAGCTGGCGCCCATACAGCAGGAATAGTTGACATACCTTCATAGATTTTAACTAGCTTCTCACGACCTTCTTCAGCTACCATCTCTACATTACGACCACCTGTTCCATCAATAGATACATCTAAGATAGCCATATTGTAAGAATAGAATGGATGTCCATTATGCATTCTGCCATTACGACGATCCATCTGTGCTTTGGTACTATGATTAAAATAATCACTCTCTTGTACTGTGATAAGTACATCATTAATAGTCTTATACTGCTTAAAGTAAGCACCATAAGTAAGATGACTACCACCACTAATTACATTATCCCCTAAAGGAGTAAAGAATTGATTAGCAATAGCATCACGTTGAATAGCTTCATGGAACGCTCTCATTCCACCTGAACCAGTATACAATACGAGTTCTGTAGGTGTAGAATCAGTTCGATGGTCATAAATATAATTTACAATACCATCTAATTTATCAACTGTTAAATTAAAATACGTATCGTAGTTACCTACAGATTTAACAGTTTCAAAAATACCTGACCCTTTTGGAATAGGCTCTCCTGTTTCATCATCAATAAGTGTAATTCTACCATCTTCTGTACGGTTATATTCTGATTCCCACAAATCAACCTCAATCATTGATAGATTTTGCCACTCAAATTGACGCATTTCTTCTGGCATCCAAAGTTTAGTAGGAGGATGACCATCAAAAGTAAACTCTACTTCAGTAACCTGATTTGCAATGTTACCTGCAATGTTATCTGAGAAACGGTAGAAACCAAATTGGTTAGTAGCTTCACCCGGAGTTACACGGTTGCTAGCTGTACCACCTGATTTACTTCTTGCAATAGTTGGTACACCATAACCCCATGCTAAGCCTTCTACAAAGTCTCCTAGTGGTACATAGTCAGCCATGTTGTTAGTCATCAATGTAACATTCGCACGCCACAGTTGACCTTCTCTAGTAGGTTCATAGTTAACACGTAACTGTTTTCCACTAGGTGTGTAAATAGTGTAATAAGCATGTAACATTCCATCTCTAAACAAAATGTCAAATGTAGTACCACCAATTCCAGGTTGAGTTAATGTGCCAACAGCTAATCCGTCTACAACAGTAATTAATTCCATACGACCCATTACTTTCCAAGTATAGGTAGTTTCATTAAGCATTGTAGGCTTCTTAGTCTTAACACCACCTTGACCAAAGACGTGGTTAAGCAATGGGAACTCTTTACTATTCATTCCCCATAAGTAAGTAATAGCTTGTGTAAGCTCAATAGGACTTACCAATTCATTCCGATATAACGTATTTTCATCTACGAAATAATCGGTGTCATAATTTACAGCCTGTTTTAAAATTTTCATAATTAATTAATCCTCATTTTAGGTTTACCATCTGTTTTTTTACTTGTTTTTCTACTGGTAGTTGAACTACTTTTACTACTAAGTTTAATACTCTTTTGGGTTTTTACATGCTTATTAACAGATTGCTTAATGAGTTGTGATTTATCACCATTTGTAAAAGCTGTAAATGCGTCTACGACATCGTGATTTACAGTACGATTCTTATTTGTATTATACAAATAAATATCATAACCTGTTGCATTTATTCGTTCACCATCAATTTCTACAGGTTTTGGTATAAATAACCAATTGAAGAAATCTTGTCTAGAGTACTCTTTTGGTTCACCAGTAATATTTGATCTAATTACTTTAGGAATTTGCAATGTTTCATCTCCCAGTTTAACTTCACCGGTTTTCATAACTTTATTATAAACTGAGTTTTCTATATTGAGGTCAACCATATTACCTTTATTATCTATAGCCACTCCCCAATAATTATTAATTCTATCTTGTTTGGCTTTTTCTTTAGCTGCTATTTGTTTATCCATTTCAGTTTTTCTTTCAACAACCATATTAGATAAATCAGCTTTAAGTTTAGTAACATACTCATTATACTTATCTCCATTCTTTAGAAAATTAATATAATCGGTATCCATAGGTAAGCCTTTAGCAGTATGCCAATCTTTAACAATTGAATCTAATACTCCAATTGAAGTATTATCATTTATTTCAATGCTTGCATAATCAGGTAATTGATTAAAATTACTAAAATCTGTACCATACAATTCCATATGTCTAATTACATCATCTAATTGTGGATACTTAGATTTAAGTTCAGCTATAGCTACATCTTTACCTTTATTAACACCTTTATCATATGCAGTATTTACAACACTAGTTACACTATCAGGTGTAAATTCTAAAGAATCTACATCTTCAAATAAATTAGTACTTCTTAAACCTTCAATAAATGGGTTTGTATCATCATTTCCCATATCATATTCAGCTTCTACTTCATCAGCAGTTTTTAATACTTCACCTTTTGCATTTACTAATTCTTTATTTTCATTTAAATAAACAGTTTCATCAAAACCATCTACCTCAACTAAAGTGTAACCATCAGGTACATCATCAACAACATTATTAGCAACTAGCTTGTCATATTCTTCTTTACTGTATTTAACTTCACCTTTATTGTTAACTACTTCACCATTAGCACTCAAATAATAATCATCTTTTTCTCCTTCAAGGGTTATTGATTCAAGTCCATCAGTTGAAAATGTATTATTATCTGAATTATTAGTATTTACATTTTTAGATTTATCAGTAGTTGAATTATCAATTTTATTGTTATCTGAATTATTATCTGAATTATTATCTGAATTATCATTATCAGAAGTATTATCAGAATTATTATCAGAATTATTATTTCCACCTGATACATCTAATGCATAGAAATTAGGAAGTTTAAAATCAACTCCCAATTGTACTATGTTTAATTCACTGTTCAAAAGATTTGTTTTTTCAATTTTAACATCTGTCATAATCAGTTAATTGTTAAGTTATTAATTAATATATATTATAGGTATTCTTATTTACAATCAATTCAGTATATATTGTAACTTAAATTTAATTTTTATTCATCTTAGCTATTTCTTTTTGTGTCTGTAATTGCTTATTCTTAAATGCTAAATCTTCTTTATGTTTACGTTCTTTGAATTTTAAATCTAATTGTTTCAACTCTTGTGCTTTATCTTTTTGTAATTCTTGTAATGTTTTAAGATATTGACTATCTACATTACCTTCAGAAGATGCACCTGCTAATTTCATTTGTTCAATTATCATTTGCATTTCAAGCTTCATACTTTCACGTTGAGTTTCATACTCCTGTTTAAGTTGTTCTAATTGTATTTCATGTTGACGTTGAGCTTGTTTATCTTGAACTTGTGCTTGAATATTCTCAGATGCACTCTTACGATTATATTCTGCCATTTCACGATCAAAGTCACGTTTAGCTTTAATAGCATCTAGCAATGTTTGTTTAGCACCTGGCATATTATCAAAGTCAACACTCTCTATTGCTAACTCCATCATATCATTTTGAGCCCCAGCTTGTGCTAATTGTACATAGTGGTTAATCTTATCTTGAGATGATTTAGAATTCTTAACAAAGATTCCATATTCAGATTCCATGTGTTCTTCAATATTAACAGAGAAGTTTTCTAACTTACCATCTTTGTTTTCTATATGACCTGCCTTACCACGTTCCCATGCTATTTTACTATATTCTAATAATTTTGTTAAATCTTTAGATAAAGCATTGTTAAACAATTGAACCCCTAATACCATACCCAATCTAGCTCTAGCAATATTATATTCTACATTACCTTTAACAGATTTAGTATCTATGTTACCTAAACTATCATTATTCACACTGCTTGTATCATATGCATCTTCTTTGTTCTTATCTCTTAATTCCATAAGAACTTTAATGTAGTTATATAAACTATCATTGACAATAAATCTAACTCCATTTACTAATTCTTGAGGTTTCAATTTATCATCATCATATATCATCAAACTGTTATTCTTAATAGAATAAAATGCTTTACCTATACTATCATCCATTGCAGCTAACGCACTCTTAGGTATAGCTTCAATAAATGATTGATATTTTGCAATTTCAGCTTCAATTCTATTAACTAATATATTATCAATAATTTGATAAGGTTTTAGTCTTATCGGTACAGGTTTTAATTTAATTCCTTTTACTAATCCCACTCTACCGCCTACAGGTAATTTACAACGTGATGGGTTATTTCTATCACTTAATTGAACAGGTATTATACGAGGTGGTATATATAAACCAGTAGTTGTATCACCAATCCTAGTAGCTTCAAATACTACATTTATCCAATCATATCTAAAAGTAATATCACCTATTTCAGGGTTGAGTTTATAATCAGCAGGTAATACAATATCCTTTTGTGAGCCATCTAAATCAATATATGTTACAATTTTAACTTTAGTTTCACTCTTAAAAAATAATTTATGTATTAATACAGTTTCATTAGTCCATTCACTTAATGAATTTTTATATGCTAAATCATCAGTTCTGCCTGCTCTATTAGGAAATGCTTTTATAAAATCACCATATGTTAAACCAAAACTAGCTACTGCTCCATTCTTACCTGTTGCATTTTCTATATGATTAAGTAACATCATATCAGAATTACTTAATTGGTCTCTGTATTCATCAACCATTTGATTATAAGATAATCTATACTTATATAGAAATGCATCTCCGTCTTCTACATTCTCTCCATATTGACAAACAGGGAATCCTTCAGTTACAGGTATAATATCATATGTTACATTATTACCTTCAATTCCACACATGGTATAAAACTGTTCAGTCATCCACCAATTAACATATGCTTCACTTCTCTTAATTTCAAAATCTACTTCATTACGTATTAATTTTAATATCTTAGCGTCTACATCAGCTTTATTATTTAAAAACTCTTCAATTACTTCATTAACGTAAGTTTCAGAATCAGGAAACATATCTTCAGTTACTTCCTGACCCTGTTGTTCAGCTTGCTGTTTTATCTTATTAACTTCTGACATGAAACGTTCAACTGCATAAGCCATTAATTTACGTTTAACAAAGTTCTTTTTACGTATAATTGCCTTTTCACTATTAGATATAACTGTTACTGGAAATGGTAATTCTATATATTCACCTAATGATTTATCTCTAATTGCAGATATGAAATCTGTAGACCTCATTGGAGTGGTCAATTTAAGACTTCTGACTTTTTCATCACTTGATTTAGCTAATGGTGACATTATATGTTTATATTCATTAGGGTCAATATCACCATTTGCTATATCTAAAGATTCATTTGCTATTTTTTGATATGGTTGAGCAGTTCTTTGTGCAAGGTCTATCCAATAATCAATAGTTGGTTCATACCAATTAGCACTTGTAAGTTTTTTATTTAATGATACTCTTTGTTCCGGTATATCTTTACTTCTATTTTCCATTACAATGTCTTAAATTAGTCCTAATTCATCAACTATTGATGAGGTTCTATTAATTGCATCATTCATATTCAATGCTTTATCAACATCTTCTTTAGTTATTGCTAATATATAGGCTCTTAATACCATTAATAATAATAATGCACTAAGTGTATCGAAGTTACCATTAACATCAAATTTATCCAATTCTCGTAATATACTAATTTCAGATATATCATGTAAAATGAATCTAATCGTATCATCTGCATCAGTAGTGTACATAGTATAAATAAAAGACTTTAATTGAAGTAATGTATCGTCTTTTAATGAACCTGACATATTTAAACCTATAGGTATATTACTTTCATCTACATAGCCATCTCGTTCTAATTGTTCTAACATACGAAGAGGATTACGATATAACATATGTGACCTTCCCCATTTATTAAAATTAGATTTTAAATTACCTCTGTTAATTTCTACTAATCCTCTACAGTTGTAATAAATAAGCATATATAAAAATATTCTATCTGTATCTTCAGTTCTGTCTTTACGACCTCTATATGTAGCAACTAATATATCACCTGTTGTTCTAGTACCTCTACGTGGTTGCATCCATATTTGAAATGAATTTAATGAATCTTTAACCCCTATACTATCTTTATTTTTATCTATAGCTACAGGGTCAGCTATACCATAATAAATATCAGTACCTTTTTCACCATTTGGAATATTAGGATGATGCCATATTCTAACACATCCATGGACATCTTGTCCTCCTTTAACAGGTACATCATCTACATAAGGATGAATTTCATAATCTAATTTATTAGCTTTTATTGAATCATTGCTTATAAATTGAACTACTCCATCAACTACTCCTAAAACACCATCACTATAATATTTATGAGCTGAATTAGATAAAACATCACTTATATGATTACTTAAATCTTGACTACTAAAAATACCAGAAGTTGATCCACTAAATGCTTCAGATGGATGGTTTGCATATTGACCACAATATAAAGTGAAATCAGATTCTGTTACATCTCCATCTTCAAATTTAATTCTACGCTCATTCTTAGATATCTCAATAGCTACATCATAATTACTATTACCATCTTCATCTAATGCATACTTATTATTTATTGTACCTTGTAATCCCCACCAATAAGGTTTAAAGAAACCACATACTGTATTTCTTCTATCTTTATCCCATACATTTTCAAACATTAAAAACTTATGTCGCATTGGATTATAGAAATTACGTTCAAAGATTATCCATTTACCTTCTTCTGAACCACCAGTACCAAATGCAACAATAAAACCTGTAGTATATGAACCTGTTCTTGTAGTAGGTTCTAGTACACCCATTACACCATCAAAGTTTTCAAAGTTAGATAGCTCTTCTAGTTTAATACGAATACCATCTTTTCCAATAGCTGCATCTTTATTATTAAAGAATGATATTGCTAATATCTTACTTAAATATCCACCTTCAGTTCCATCTATATATTTATATCCTAATTTAATTTCCTCTAAATCCTTTTTTAATAAACCAGATGGATAATAAAACCCTTGCTTATGTTTCTTATAACCACATCTATTAAAAGGTGTAGATTGTTCATAGAAGTTTAACTGAGTACGTGCCATACCTGATATAGAGTTACCTTGAGTAAGATATTTCTTATCAAATGCACCATGTATAACTGTAATCTTTGGTATTAAATTAACAATATTAGCAGAATCAATAGCTTCCATATAGCTATATCCACCACGTCTCGCTTTACCTACTATAAAATGAAATGAATTTAATTTAGCAAACTCTTTAGATTTAAAATACCAATATTGAGCATCTATAAATATAGGTATAGATTCTTCTTTAGCTACATTCAATAACCCTTTTCGTATCTTACTTTCATCAAGTAACATTATACGTCCATAGTTAATGAAATTATAGTGTTCACCTGTGATATGAAGTTTTTCTATTTTACCATCTAATGTTTTTTTACACATGGCATCATAACCATAATATCTAAAATACTCTTCTCTGCGTCTAAATTTATCATATTCAGACGAACCTCTTTTTGCTCCTGTATATCTACCTTTAGATAAATATTCTAAAGCTGGCTTTCTTAATAAATGAGTATTAACAAAAGTAAAAGACATATCCATCAATATGCCTCCACTTTTACCTACTAAAAATTCATCATTTGGATCAATATATTTTTTACCTGTTAAAGGATTAATACAATCCTTAGCTCTTTTATATTGACTTTTATCTTCATTTATAAAGTTTATAAAAGCACTTGGATAATCAAATACAAATTCCTTTCCTATTGTCATATAATATGAATATATATATTTATATTATCATTATTTAAAAATGGTAATAAATTAGTG